GTTAGACTTTTAAATATTGCATATTATTTTGATTTAAATATACACGATTGTGTGCAAGCGACATGGGATGAAATCAAAGACCGCAAAGGACGTATGATTGATGGCGTATTTGTTAAAGAATCAGACTTATAAGGCGGAAATGATGACTAAATCTAATACTAAAAAATCAGACAAAGACTTATGGGCTACACCGTGGTGGGTTTTCCATTATGCAGAACAATATTTCAACATAAAATTTGATTTAGATACATGTGCCATGGAACACAACACCAAAGTGAAAAACTTTATCACTCCAGAACAAGACACGCTAACAACAGATTGGCAAGGACGTTATTGTTGGATGAATCCACCTTATAGTAACCCGTTGCCGTTTGTGTTGCGCGCTATCCAGCAAAGCGTGTTACATAACAAAACGGTGGTGATGTTGCTTAATGTAGACGGATCAACAAAATGGTTCGATATGTGTGTGCGTAATGCAAAAGAAATCGTGTATATCACTAATTCACGAATCCCTTTTATCAACAACGAAACAGGCGAGGAAACTGATCAAAACAATAAACCGCAAATGCTTGTACTATTTGAGCCAAAAGCACCTTACGGCAGTTTGAAATCGTCTTATGTGTCGTTGCATACGATGAAAGAATCAAATAATAAAAAATAACCCATATAACTCTAAAAAACTTGAAAATCAAAAATAACAGAGTTATAATAACCCCATAAATTAATAAGTAAGAGGTAAAATGAATAGTGCAAAAATAATTAAACAAATTGAGGATGACGGTTGGTATCTTGTAAATGTTGTCGGTAGTCACCATCAATTCAAGCATCCAACAAAGAAAGGGCGAGTTACTGTTCCTCATCCCAAAAAGGATTTACCAATAAAAACGGTAAAAACAATATTAAAGCAAGCGGGGATTTAAAATCCCCCTTTATTGAAACTATTTTTGATTATTCAATTTTTTATAATAAGTAAGGAAAGATTATGTTATACCCAATCGGAATAGAAATGGGCGATGAAAATCACGCATACGGTGTGGTGGTGCCTGATGTGCCAGGTTGTTTTTCAGCAGGTGATACATTAGAAGAGGCGTTCATCAACGCAAAAGAGGCAATAGCCTTCCATATTGAAGGCATGTTAGAAGATGGAGAGGAAATTCCGCAGCCAACATCCTTGCAAGAGCACGTTAAAAATCCAGAGTATGAAGGCTTTACGTTTAGTTTTGTGGATGTAGATTTAACTCATCTAATGGGGAAAGCTGAAAAAATCAATGTTACTTTACCTAGTCTTTTAATTAAGCGCATTGATAGCTTTGTAGCAACGCATCCTGAATATAAAAACAGAAGCAACTTTTTGGCGCAGGTGGCCACAAATAAGTTACTCGCAGCATAAAAATAAAAGCCGCTATTTCTAGCGGCTTTTATTCATCTAATATCTTTCTTAAATTGGCTTTTTCTTCTTCTGAAAGTTTTCCTAAAACTAGTTCAAGTAATTTATCTTTGGTTAATTTGCTACTTCGTGTTGTGTGACCAAATTCCATATTCATGACAAATCTGTGACCGCACAGGGGATTTTTACACGCACAATAATATCTTGTAAATTCACTGTGTATTCGTTCAGATCTTTCGATAACGGATTTTGAATTGCAAACAGTGCAGTAAATATCTGTTGTTCTTGCCATTTTCCCCAAAGCCATCACAAAAAATAACTGCAATTAATTATATCAATGAATGGCTTTTTGTACAGGTTAAAAACAAAGATTTATTTTGCGAAATTTTGTTCGCGGAACTTGATTTTTAATAAGTTTTTGATTTCTGAATCTTGATTTATTGTTTCTGCAATAATCTCTTGTAATGGCATGACTTCATCATAGTGATACACTTCACGATATTTCAAGGGGTCACCTAATCCTGCCGTATTTGTCGGAATAATCCCACTTAAACCTGCAGGAAAACGGTGTGCGGTTAAAACATCTTGTGCCGAAATATTTTTAATGTTGGCAAATTCATCTTTGGTGCCAGTATCGCCAATCGGAATCACTTTTAACCCGTCAGGATGACCGCCCGCAATATTCACAAACATAGAACGGAAATTTCCCACGCCTTTAGATTCACTGATTTTTTTTGCTATTTCTTCTTCCATTTCTTCGGTCAAGTCGGGATCTGTGGAGTACAAAATAAAACCCATGTGTGCCCCGTTGCTGAAATAGCGACGGCGAAATACTGTTGCATCAGAATTTAGCAATGCCGATTGAATACCGCCTACATAATCGGGCGATCCGTAAACTTGTTGCATAGGGTCGTAAAGTTTAATGAAGATAATATCTTTCGCATCATAGCGATAGATTTCTTGTGCGGTATCATAAAGCGATTTTTTCATTAAATAAGAATAGCCGCCATCTTTACGCACGCGTAAATAAAGGCTAGAAAGTGGTACTAAGCGCACCACTTGCCCAAACCCATTACGCACTTTTAAAAGCCCCACATCACCAAACTGAATTAAATTTAAACATAGTGCGCGCATTTCCATTTTAGACAAGGCTTTACCACCCTCATAGGTTGCACTTACCATATTTGCACGGCTATGTAATATGCCACAGTGTTGTGCATTTTGATGAGGCAATTTTGCCAGTGCGTGACGATTTACTGGTGGTAAATAGCAATTGTAATTTTCATCAAACCCTATGCCGACATAATCCAATGCGGGCGAGGCTGTGATCTCACTCAAGGAAAAAGTGCGGTCATTAATTGGGGCAATAACAATCCCTTTTTTATTGTCTGTTTTTACATTAGTTTTCATTTAGTACGCTCCATCTGCGACGTTTGCGAGGTTTATCACTTAAGGATTTTTTATTAATGGCGTTACAAATGGCAAAGAATACATCAGCGTGCTGCGTTTTGACGGTGCGTTCTGCCGTAAATGTCATTGTATTGCCGCTTTTGGTTGATTGGTGCTTAATCATTAAAAAGCTCGGTACAATATCTAATTCGCTTTCGCTCCACTCAATTTGCCCATGCTCAACCAAATCATGCACTTTCAGCACCATGCCTGTTTTACTTTCGGGGTTGTAAATAATGGCAGTAGCGGCACGGCGGGCAAATTCTTTCACTAATTCATAAACCCCATAGCCCACGCCCGTGGCATCAATGCCGATGTAGGTCATATTGTATTTTTCATAAAGGGCGCGAATTTGATTGGCTTGATATACATAGGAAAGTCCATTCCATTGATAGCGTGCAAGCAGACGATATTTTTCACCTGGTAACGCAGGCGGAGCAATAATCACAAAGCTAGCCCCATCGCCACTGTGTGCGGGGTCGAATCCGCCCCAAACTTCACGATCACCAAAAGGGCGATCCGCTTTCGGGTTAAAGTCTTTCCATTTCGTAATATCTACGCCACATTTTAAAAGTTGATGAACGGTGAAAATAGAATCCGCATCATCAATCCAAACGCACATATAAAGCTGATTGAACGCGTATTTGCTATAGCGCTGTTTCAGTTTCTCAATATTAAATAACGTATCTGCACCGCCTTTTAGCGCATCTTCAATCGTCACGACATAACGCCACTGACCATCGGGGCAAAGTCGCCCACCGTCGCGCAATTCTGCAAAGGTCGGAAATGGAATATTTTTGCGTTTTGGATCACCATCGCGCCAGTTGTCGCCACTCCAGAATGAATAAGATTCATGGAATTTGGAAGACGGTGTGCTGAAATAGGTTTCACGCCATTTTTCATGTGTTGCCATGGCTGATGCCACATCATTGAATCGCTGAAAGTCACGAATCCACGCATATTCATCACCGTACACATGACCACTATTCCCTTGAGAGGTATTTTTGTTAGTCGATAAAAAATGCAACTCTGCGCCATTGCTTAAAATAATCGGGTTGCCAGTCAGCTCAACACCGAAATATTCCCGTGCCATCTTCACAATGTAGTTTTTAAAGATTTCTGCTTGTCGCTTACTAGCTGATAAGAATATTTGATTGTCACCGCTGAAAATCGCATCTTCTAACGCCTCAAAACTGAAATAATAAGTTGCCCCAATTTGGCGCGATTTCAGAATATTGCGCACATCGTGGTGCTTGTTGGCGCGAATATGTTTTTGATAATCGAACAGCGAATCAATAAACGGCTGGCACATTTCGGGCGTAACGTGGGAAATATCATTCTTTACCCGTTTTTTCTTCTTGCGTTCATCGCCGTCACCACTATCGGCAAAGGTGCGTTCACTGCCAGAAACGTCCGCAGAATTGACCGCACTTTTTGCCGTCACTTTAGCTACCGTTGCGGCACGTTGCTTTTTATACTGAATATCTTTATCGATCAGGGCTTCTAGTTCTTTTATTTCCTGATCGCTTTTATTTTCACGTTCTGTCAGCGTAATAATGCGTAACGCAATTAATTCTTCAATTCCGCTTTCGCTGATTAAATTGCGCCAGTTGTATTTTTCCGCCCAATAGTAAATCGGGCGTGTGCTATTTAAACCTAATTCTTCAGCGATCTCTTTCGGCGTGTATTTTTTTAAATATAAAAACTTTGCCGCATAAATCACTTCGTCATCGTAGCGTTTTGTTTTTCTTTTTCTTAGCTTAGATTCCGTCATTTTTTATCTTGCTGTTGTTTTGTGGATGTATTGTGGCAACAAAAACAGCAAAAATTTAATGGCAAAAATTGGATATGTTCGGATATGCGTAGTTATTGATCTATATCCGAATATATCCGAATTTCGCCCCGTGATTTTGCAAAAAAGATCGGCAAAAATGACCGCACTTACGCAAATAAAGCGAAACACAGGCATTTCTAAAATGAACAAATCAAAACTAAAAACTGATTTTATTTGTATCGCCACATCGGGCTACACCGTGGACGGTCGCCAAATCACCGCTCAAGAATTGCACGAAATGGCAGAAACCTACGATCCAGAACACTACACCGCGAATTTATGGCCAGAACATCGTCGTTGGTTCAACATGGGGCAGGTCATTGAGCTAAAAGCCGAAGAAAACGAAAAAGGCGAAACTCTACTTTTTGCCATCATCGCACCAAACCAAGAATTAATTGAATACAACAGAGCGGGTCAGTATTTATTCACCAGCATTGAAATTACCCCGAATTTCCGTAATAGCGGAAAAGCCTATTTATCGGGCTTAGGTGTGACGGATTCGCCTGCATCTGTTGGTACTACAGAATTAAAATTTTTCAACGCTGAACAAAAGGGCAGTGTTTTTGGCGAATTAGTCAAAGTCGATTTTTCTGTAAAAGAAGATATCGAAGAAGATAAAGCATTCCGCGCCGTTGCGAATGTTTTCAAAAAACTATTTTCATCTTCCACCCAAACGGAAGAACAACCAACTCCCAATAACAACAATAATAAAGAGGACGATGCAATGAACGATAAACAGTTCAAGCAATTAATTGATGCGATGAATGGTTTAGGCACCAAAATTGACAGCCATTTTTCAGATAAAGTGGAAACCAAGCCAGAGCCACAACCAACAGAAAAGAAAGATGAACAACCGCAAGGCGTAACTGCGGAACAGTTCAATCAACTTTTAACAACGGTTCAGGCGTTGGATAAAAAATTCAACGAATTAAGCCAAGAACAAACCACTGTGCCAACTGGCGTGCCAACCGTTGAAAGCGAAAATGTATACAGCGTAAACGGCTATAACATTAACTTATCAAAAGGATTCTAAACAATGAATAAACAAGCGTATTACGCTCTTGTAGCGGCATTGGCTAAACATTTTAATCAGCCAATGGACTCTATTTTACGTGGTGAAAGTTTCTCGCTTAAAGCACCTGAAGCTGCATTGTTGGGCGAAAACATTCAACAGCGTTCTGACTTCTTAAAGCAAATTAATATGGTGCAAGTAGCGCATATTAAAGGGCAGAAATTATTTGGTGCAACAGAAAAAGGCATTACGGGTCGCAAACAAACTGGTCGTAATTTGGCTAATCTTGAGCATACCCAAAATGGCTTTGAATTAGCCGAAACAGACAGCGGTATCATCGTGCCTTGGTCATTATTCGATTCCTTCGCTATTTTCAAAGATCGCCTTGTGGAGCTTTATAGCGAATATTTCCAAAATCAAGTTGCATTAGATATCTTGCAAATTGGCTGGAACGGTCAAAGCGTAGCAGATAATACAACTAAAACAGATTTGTCTGATGTGAATAAAGGCTGGTTGAAACTTTTACAAGAACAACGTGCGGCCAACTTTATGACCGAATCTACAAAATCCTCAGGCAAAATTACCATTTTTGGTGATAACGCCGATTACGCGAACCTTGATGATTTAGCCTTTGACTTAAAACAAGGCTTAGATTTCCGTCATCAAAACAGAAATGATTTAGTCTTCCTTGTTGGTGCAGATTTAGTCAGCAAAGAAACGAAACTCATCCAGAAAAAACATGGTTTAACCCCTACGGAAAAAGCCGCATTAGGTTCACATAACTTAATGGGCTCATTCGGTGGCATGAATGCCATTACCCCACCAAACTTCCCAGCACGTGCTGCAGCAGTGACAACGCTTAAAAACTTAAGTGTGTACACCGAGGCTGAAAGTGTACGTCGATCTTTACGTAACGATGAAGATAAAAAAGGTGTGGTGACATCTTATTATCGTCAAGAAGGCTATGTTGTGGAAGATTTAGGTTTAATGACCGCTATCGACCACACCAAAGTGAAATTAAATGGTGAAGCATAGGAACTAACCACAAATGGGAATGCGAGATTTTCAACGTCAAATGCAGGCATTAGCAGACATTAATCAAGTATCAGGGAGCAATACACAACAAAGTGCGGTTGCGACTCACGGTAATGATTATGCCGTGCTTGAAATCGCCTTACAAAATGATGTGAACGCAGTACGCGCATTCCCAACACGTGCCGAAAAATTAGATTACAAGCGCGACCGCTTTTTGCCGAAGTGGTTGCCCTTTGTGAATGAATATTTAGATAAAGGGGCAATTTATCAGAATGATTACTTGGTTTATTGCATTGTGTATTTGTTTGATATTGCTGATTTTGACCGAGCCTTGTCATTGGCTGAGAAAGCAATTAAGCAAAATCAATCTATGCCGCAAGGGTGGCAAACCACATTGCCGAATTTTGTCGCAGACCAAATTTACAACTGGACCGATAAAACCGCCGCAGCGGGTCAATCCGTGGAGCCATATTTTACACAAACTTTTAAAAACGTGGCGACGGCGTGGAAGTTGCACGAAATTGTCACGGCGAAGTGGCTCAAATTAGCGGCGGCACTGCTTTTACGCAGTCCTCAAGGAAAAGTACAAGCCAGTGGTATTGATGATGCCGAAACACTTGTGCTGGCTATTCAATTATGTAACCGCGCTTTCCAACTCAATCAGAAAGCGGGTGTAAAAAATATGATTGAGCGTTGTGTCATGCGTTTAAACGCATTGGCAAAATCGGGCGATTACGACCCGAACAGTCTTCCCCAAGTGGCGGGCTTGAGTTTGGAACCAAGCCAAATTGATTTTGATCTTGTTATTGAAAAACTCACTGTCCGCCCACTCCAAAACAGCGAGGAAGGCAATGTTTAACGGCAGAACGCAAGATTATGATGACTCTGTCATCACCAATAACGGCTTTTGGTCGGATATTTATGTTGAAGAGTTTCAAAAGCAACGCGCCATTCCATTACAAATTCCTGTGGAAATGGTGAAAACAGCACTCATTGCCGCCATGCAAGGCGTTAATTTAGATCTTGCCGAGGTTGAAGAAAATCACCGTAAAAGTGCGGTCAATTCTGTGCAAGAAATTTCAACACAGCGGATTAATGGCGAAAACTACGCCGAAACCCTTTATAAAAAAGCGGTATTTGCCCGCGCCAAAGCGGAGTTACTCCCAGAATTTAACACCCTGTCAGGGCGTGAAATTCACCAAAACAGAGAATACGTAGCCGAGCAAAAAAGCCTATTGGCAGAGGCAACCCACGCTATCCGCACATTGAAAGGTAAAAAACGGGGATCGGTATGGCTGCTGTAAAGAAAATGCGGTATCAGCAACTGACGGAGTTTTTACTCACAAAATTGCCGAAACGTTATCACGGGAATTTTTACAGCTGGATTGAAGATGGCAAATTATTGAATGAAGGGCGACAAGTGACCGAAAACGGCATTGAAGTGTGTCACCTTTCCTATAACGGTGTATTTCACTTTGAGGCTTTGCCATTCAACGAAATTTCCCCCGCTTATCTAATGGCGCATATTCAAGTGTGGGTAAACGAAAACGATCCAATGCGTGATGTATTGGATGAAAGTGAAATCCCATTTGATTTAGACATTATCGACGATAACACGGCAGATTTAATCTTTACTATCGCTTTCCGTGAGCCACTGACGGCAATGGAAGATAACGAAGGCGAATTAAAAATTGAGGGTGTGAATTATCGTTTAGATGAAATTGAAGTTTTCACGGCCGAAGAAATTGACGTTGTCGTAAGGGTTGAACATGAACATCCGAATGGGGATTGATAAAGAAGACTTAAAGAATTTCTTGAAAGATCTTGAAATCATCAGTTTGCCCGATAAGAAAAAACGTGAAATTTTAATCCGCTCTTTGCAAATGATTAAACGCCAAGCAGTGAAAAGTGCGGCAAACCAACGTAACCCGATGGGCGGAAGTTGGAAGAAACGAAAAAACGGCACAGCAAAAATGCTACGCCGAATTGCAAAGTTAGCCAATAGTAAAGCAGAAAAAGCACAAGGTGCATTGTTTTATAAACAAAAACGAACAGGCGAAATTGCGCAAGAACACCAAGAAGGAATTCCGCACTTATTTAAAAAAACGGAATTTACTGGAAAAAATAAAGGCGGCATTGGGTCAGACCCTTGTACCTTGCGCCAAGCAAAGAAATTAAAAGATTTAGGTTATACCGTGGCAAACGGTAAAACAAAAAACGGCAAGGCGAAACGCCGTAAGCCAACATTAAGCGAAATCCGCAGCACCTTATCACGTGCGAAAGCCAGTTTGATTATTCGTAAACTGGAAGAAAAGAACGGTATGAATCCGAGTAGACATTTAACGCAATGGATAATTCCAACGGAAAAACGCTCATTCTTAGATACACGTGAAGAAGAAAACGCCAAGATTATTCTGGCGGAAATTCAAAAATATACTCAAAAACAACAATAAGAGGACAGTAAAGAATGTTCCCATCTGTACAAATTAACGCCCTTAATCAGTTAAGTGGCGAAACCAAGGAAATTGAACGCCACGCATTATTTGTTGGCGTAGGCACCACTAATCAAGGAAAGTTATTGGCATTAACGCCCGATTCTGATTTTGACAAAGTATTTGGCGAAACCGATACCGACTTAAAAAAACAAGTGCGTGCGGCAATGCTTAATGCGGGGCAAAACTGGTTCGCACACGTGTATATCGCACAAGAAGACGGCTATGATTTTGTCGAATGTGTGAAAAAAGCCAATCAAACCGCCTCTTTTGAATATTGTGTCAATACCAGATATTTAGGCGTAGATAAAGCAAGTATTGGCAAATTGCAAGAATGCTATGCAGAACTACTTGCTAAATTCGGTCGTCGTACTTTCTTTATCCAAGCTGTACAAGGTATTAACCATGATCAATCTGACGGTGAAGCATGGGATCAATATGTACAGAAACTTACCACTTTGCAACAAACCATTGTCGCCGACCACGTTTGCTTAGTGCCTTTACTATTCGGCAATGAGGCGGGCGTATTGGCAGGGCGATTAGCAAATCGTGCCGTTACCGTGGCAGACAGCCCTGCACGAGTACAAACAGGCGCGTTAGTGAGCTTAGGCAGTGCCAATAAACCGCTGGATAAAGACGGTAACGAGCTTACTCTTGCGCATTTAAAATCACTTGAAACTGCCCGTTATTCCGTGCCGATGTGGTATCCCGACTATGACGGCTACTACTGGGCGGACGGCCGCACCTTAGATGTAGAAGGGGGCGATTATCAAGTGATTGAGAACGTGCGTGTAGTGGATAAAGTGGCGCGTAAAGTGCGTTTATTAGCGATTGCGAAAATTGCAGATCGTTCTTTTAACTCCACAACATCAAGCACGGAATATCACAAAAATTATTTCGCCAAACCGCTTCGTGATATGAGCAAATCTGCAACCATTAACGGCAAGGATTTCCCCGGCGAATGTATGCCGCCGAAAGATGATGCCATCACGATTGTGTGGCAAAGCAAAACCAAGGTGACCATTTATATCAAGGTTCGCCCTTACGATTGCCCGAAAGAAATTACGGCAAATATTTTCTTAGATTTAGACAGCTTAGGAGAGTAAACAATGGAACGTATTAGCGGAATGAGTTTTGACTTCTATTTATTCGGGTTGCCTATTCATGCCGAGTCTATCAGTTTATCCATTACAGATAATAGTGCCGTCGCACAAACACGTGGGATCCCTGACGGTTGGGTCAGCGGTGATGTGGCGGCAGAAGGCGAAATTGAATTAGATGCAAAAAATTTCTCAAAATTATCAGCTGCAGCCGCCGCAGCGGGAAGTTATCGCAGTTTACCTGAAACGGATTTTACTTTCTTTGCTCAACGTGGTGGGATTCGCGACAAAGTGGAAACCTTTGGCAATAAGATTCTTTTAACTGATGTGTTAAATATCGATCCGAAGGGCGGGGCTAAATCTACGAAAAAATTAAAATATTTTGTTACAAGCCCTGATTTCGTGCGCATTAATGGTGTGCCGTATTTATCCGATGAAGATACGCGTGATCTTATCGGCTAACCGAGTTTAGGTGCTGGCCGTGCTGACGTATAACAATTATAAACAAGCAAGTGCGGTCAGTTTCCTAAATGTTTTAAGGTGATTTTATGAATAGCAAAATAGATAGCTCAATTCCGTTTATTGGCTCACTCACTGCGCTTATTTCAGGATATAGCTTGCATGAATGGGCATCATTATTCGGTATTTTGTTTGGAGCGGCATCAGTATGGATCGCCTACCGAAAATACAAAGAAGACGTACAAGCACGCAAAGATGAATTAGCCTACAAAATGTTAGCGGCAAAAATTGAAGCGAAAAAATTAGGGATTAGTGATGAGTAAAAAATTTGGCGCAATGATTTTATGTTCGGCAGCAGCTGTCGCCACCGCTTTTTTTACTCAGCAAAAAAACTTGCCAACGGAACAGCAAAATAAAGTCAGCCCACAAGCCGTTTACATGATTGTGAATTTGGAAGGCTGTGTGCGCAATCCGTACAAATGCCCCGCTGATGTGTGGACGAATGGGGTTGGAAACACACATAACGTAGATAAAAGCAAGATTTTAACCATTGATGAAGTGGCAACCGATTTACGCCAAAACATCAAAGAGGCTGAAAATTGCATTAATGCCGATTTTCACGGCATAAAGATGAATCAAGGGCAATATGATGCCATGGTGTCTTTAGCCTTTAATGTTGGTTGTGCCAATATTAAAAGTTATTACAGTAAAAAGCATCGTATGACATTGCCGACAACGATTTATCGTGCGGCAAAAGTGGAAGATTGGACATTAATGTGTAATCACATTCCTGATTTTAGTAAATCAGGCGGTAGAGTGCTTAAAGGGTTGCAAATGCGACGAGCTAAAGAAAAAGCAATTTGTTTGGGGGAATATGGAATTTAAAGCCTTATTTATCGGTGTGTTTTTGATGGTGTTTGTGGGCTGTATTGGTTCCACTTTGCACTATAAAAAGCAAGCAGAAACCACCGCACTTTTACTTAAACAAAGTGAACAAACCATCGAACAAAATAAAGTGATGTTGCAACGGTATGAAACGCAAAATGCGGAATTGACCAATCAACTCAACCAAGCAAACAAAAAAGCCGAACAACGCCAGCAACAACTAAAGGACGTGCTAAACAATGCAGAAAATAAAAATTGGACTTATGGCCGCGTGCCTAACGATGTTGCTGGCGTGCTCAACCACCGCACCCAAGCCAAATAATATTCGGTTGATTTGCCCACAAACCACCGAATGCAGAGCATTAAGCGTGAATATTCGTACTAACGGCGATTTGGCAGACGGTTTAAATCAAGCCTTAGATCGCTTGGAGATTTGCACTACGGCTTATGAGGCTATCAATAAGTGCATCACCGATTTCAACAACCAAAGTAGAAACCAAAAGGAAAACTAAAAATGGAAAAAACACAAGCGCAATCATTGTTAGAAAAACTTACTGGAAATCTTAAAGATTCCGTCACATTAAATGTTGCAGGCGTTGATTTTACCTTTATTCGAGATAACGCGGCTTACGATCAAATGTTAAATGACATTGAAAGTAACAATAAAGTGACACCTATCAAAGATTATTTGTTGGCGATTGTTGCGCGCGAACAAAAAGAGGCATTGCTTGAAATTATTCACGTGCCAACACTGGCGGCACAGCTAGCAGCGAAAGTAAATGAAGTGTTTGTGCCAGAAATTCAAATTACCGTAAAAAACTAACTGCGCGTGTGGAAAGTATCGAGCGCAATGGGTTATCTCAAGCCATTGCGCTACGTATGCACTATTTACCACACGCCGATAACAGCGACTACAATTTAGCGCGCGCAATATGGTTACACAAACAGTATTTTGAACAACAGGCAAACGCCGTCGCAAGCGGTATCGCCAAAGTCTTTTAGGGTTTCATTATGTCAGCAGTACAAGGGCTTGAATATATCATCAGCTTAACAGACCAACTTTCAGCACCGTTGAAAGGTGTCATGAAGTCTATTGATGATTTGGGCAAACGTGGCGCAGACGCGATGAAAAATATCGGCATCGGCGTGGCAGGTATTGTCGGTGCGGGTGTTGCCCTAAAAAGCGCGCTTGATCCCGCCATTGAATTAAATCGTGCCTTAGGCGAAGTTCGCTCACTGGGTGTTGCCGACACCGCCTTAGAAAAACTCAGCAAAACTGCCCTTAATTTTTCCAGCCAATACGGCGAAAGTGCGGTAGATTTTGTGCGATCTTCTTACGATATTCAATCAGCGATTGCAGGGCTAAATGGTAACGAATTAGCCGAATTTTCCCAAACCTCAAATTTATTAGCCAAGGGCACAAAAGCCAGCGCAGCGACCATTACAAGTTATATGGGGACTATGTACGGGATTTTTGCTGAAGATGCCGCCAAGCTAGGAAATGCAAATTGGGTAAACAAAATCGCAGGGCAGACCGCCCTTGCGGTGAAAATGTTTAAAACCTCAGGCAATGGAATGAGTGCGGCATTTACCTCTGTAGGCGCGGCCGCAAAAGCCGCAAAAATTGATGTGGCAGAGCAATTTGGCGTGTTAGGTAACTTACAAGCCACAATGAGCGGAAGCGAAGCAGGGACAAAATATAAAGCCTTTTTAGCTGGCGTGAGTGGCGCGCAAAAAGAATTAGGCTTAAGTTTTGTTGATACCAATGGCGATATGCTAGATATGGTAACCATTCTTAACAAAATTAAAGGTAAATTTGGCGATACCTTAGATGTCGCACAAGCAGCAAAACTGAAAAAAGCCTTTGGCAGTGATCAAGCGGTCGATTTAATTAAATTACTCTTGCCGAAAACAAAAGAATTAAAAAATAACATCGCCGATATTGCAAAAGTCAGCGACACAAAAGCATTGGCACAAATGGCACGTTCAATGGTTGATCCTTGGTCTCGCCTTAATCAAATTATAACGGGTGTCAAAATGGCAATCGGCGGCGAAATATTGAAAAAACTTGATCCTATTATGCACAAGGTGGCAGATCTAGGACAAGAATTTATTGATTGGCTAAAAACTTATAAAAATATTGCACGTTGGATTGGTTATGCTGTGGGCGCATTGATAGGCTTTACAGGTTTAACTGCTGCATTGACTTTAATGAGTGGCATTATATCAGCTATTGGTGTGGCGTTCTCTTTTCTTGCAAGTCCTATTATGTTGGTTACTGCAGCAATCGTGGGATTGGGAATTTTTATTTATAAATTCCGAGATGAATTTATGCAATTTATTAGTGGATTTATCCAAGGTTTTAAAGCTGCGGGTGTATCTCTTGACCCATTATTTAATGCGTTTTCTTTAGTGTGGGGAGCATTGCAAAAAATCGGCGCAACTATTGGGCGTATTATTGGCCTATTTGGTGGTGCTTCTGATTCAGCTTATAGTTTTCAACAATTCGGTATTGATCTTGGTTATGCACTGGGCGTTGTGTTTAACACGGTGCTTGATGCAGTTGAATTGGTCGCACAGGCATTTAATTTTGTTGCAGATGTGTTTTCTATTGTGGTGAATAGCATTATAGATGGTTGGCAAGCCGTGCTAACCCTATGGGATAGTAGCGCACCGATTGATAGTTTTCTAAAAATTGGTGATGCATTAGGAAACATCTTTTTGAATGCTTTCCAAGGTATTGTGAATGCTTTTGTCAAAATGCTGAATTTTATTATTGAAAAAGCAAACTCATTACCTGGCATTAATATTCCGTTAATTCCAGAGTGGAAAGATAACCCTACCACACAAGCATTAAGTCCCGCACTAGCTACGGGGGTATCAGGCGGTTCAAATTTCAGTTTGAGCGATAGTTTACAACCACAATTAAATTCGATGCCTCAAGGTTCTGTGACAAAAACATTGACACAAAATCGCACAGAACAACGCACCGTAAACTATGGTGGCGTCACTATCAATAGTAACAACAGTGAAGAAATTTGGCAGAAATTGCGCAATAAAGAACAGTTGGCGGCAGGGTGATAAATGGAAAAACTTTACCTTGATTTACTGATTACGGGCGAAGACATTACGCTAGATAGCGGCAATCAGCCGTTAATTTGCGATAACCGAATATCTATTGCGCAAGATATTAAACACTCCATTTTAGAAAGTGGATTGGCGACACAACTTATTGCGGAGCGTTCGCGCATTTTCCGCCGCGATATTATTTTGCAAATGGTGTTATTAGTTGAAGAAGATGTGCGCTTGATTCCAGGTACCGTTTCCATTAGCGAAGAACGTTTAGGGCAGTTATTTATTACCGCTGAAACTTATGAATTTGGGCGACTTGATGAATTGGAGTTACGTTTAAATGAGTGAAAATTTTAAACAAATGTTAGCTGAAAGCGGATTGCCAACGGAAGAAACGCAAATCCGACAAGAATTTGAACGCTTAACTACAGAAGAAGGATTGATTACTAACACAAGCAGAATGAGTCCATTCTGGCGATTAATCACTGCCATTGCTGTTAAGCCTGTGAAGTGGCTGACAGATCATTTAATTGCTGAAATTCTACCGAATTTATTTGTAAAAACGGCAAAAGATAGTTGGTTACAGATTCAAGCCTGGGCAGTGGGCTTAGATTTTAAAGCCGCAACAAAAGCAGAAGGTGTCGTGCATTTTACAAAAGAAAGCGATGTAACCGATCTCACCATTAAAGCGGGCACGGTGATTCAGACAGAGCGTATTAATGATGTGATTTTCCGTTTGATTGTCACGCAAGACACCATTATTCCTAAAGGTGTGTTGCGCGCGCCTGTGCCAGTACTCGCAGAGCAGGCTGGCGCAAATTTCAATTTGGCTGCAGGTTATTACCGTATTTTGCCAGAATCTATTGCAGGGGTAAGTGCGGTAGAAAATTTAGAAAATTGGCTTACATCGCCAGGTGCTGACAGAGAAACTAACGACGAATTACGTGAGCGTTACCGCACGCAGTTTTCGAGCGTAGGGCAACACCACATCGACAGCGTTTACAAAGGCATGATTGCGAAAGTCGCCGCCTTATCGGTGGATAGAATTTATTTTAAACACGATGCACCACGTGGGCCAGGTACAGCAAACGCTTATTTGTTATTGGACACGGGTGTAACCAGTCAGCCATTTATTGATAAGGTCAATCGTCATGTGCGTGACGAGGGCTTTCATGGTCACGGTGATGATTTGATTTGCTACGCCATGCCAGAAACAAAACACAATTTAACATGCGCCATTTACTTTCAGCCGTCTATTTTTGTCGGTGATGTGCGTAAACAAGAAATCGTGCAACAAGTGGAAAATATGATCCGCTGCGCATTTCGCGAAAATAATAATTATGGCGTAACAAGGACTTACCCTTTTAGCCGTTTTAGTTGGTCGAAATTGGGCGAGGAAATTCACGATAACATCAGTGAAATTGCCTCTATCGTGTGGGGGCAAGGTGATATTCAAAGCGAGTTATCTATTCCACGCATTCAGCAATTATCCGTCACAGTCCAAAAGTAAGGGAAGAAAATGAAAATAAAATTGCCCTTTTGGATGGATAAAGGCGAATTAAGCAAAATCGCTGTGCTATTCGGAAAATGGTGGGATTATGTTTTAAGTGCGGTCAAATTTCCCTTCAATATTTTAGATGAAGAACATTGCAGTGAACGCATTTTAAATTTAATCGCCTATCAACGAGACGTAGAACGATTTGAGGGTGAGCCGTTAGAGCTATTCCGCAAGCGCGTGAAATATGCCTTTTTAAATGCGAAAGATGCTGGCAGTAAAGCGGGCTTTATCCGCATTTTTGAACGCTTAGGCATTGGCTACGTAGAAATTGAAGAACGGTTTGACAGAGAAAATTGGGATGTTATCAAAATTCGAATCAGTGATTCACAATTAGCAAAGAAAACAGAATTACTCAATTTAATCATTCGAAAATATGGCCGCACTTGTCGGCGTTATACCTTTGAAGTGATCACTAAAGAAACTGTGAGTATTTATCACGGCGAATTTAACCATGATCACCAAAGTTTTTATGTGAAAGTAAACTGATAATAACAACAATAAGAGGTTTATTTATGGCTAGTTTAATTACGCCACAATTTGAACGTTATGTCGCAGAACAAACCATTGCACGTGGCACCGTACAGTTTGATGAATTTATTTTCGCCAATATTCCAGGGGTAAACGAGAACAATCTTGCGCAATATCTCACTATGCCGACATCGGCACAAATTGTACATCGCCAAGCCGTATCGCAAAGTGGCGTGATTAATGAAAATGCCGTTGTGTATTCTGTGACGATTGGTACTGAAGTAGGCGATTTTGATTTCAATTTTATTGGTTTGATTAATCGTTCTAAAAATCTTTTAGCCGTTGCGGTACAAACGGATACAGTGAAAAAAATCCGTAATAAAAACGCTGTGCAAGGCAACAGTATTACGCGCAATATTCTTTTAGAATTTAGTGGCGCAAAAACTCTAACGGGCATTAATGTCAATGCGAACACTTGGCAAATTGATTTTACTGTCCGATTACATGGACTTGATGAAAAAATTCGTTTAACCAATCGTGATCTGTATGGCAGAGCAGTATTTTTTGATGATAGTTTTCTGGTTAAACGTAAAACAGGTAATCAATTTGCGATTCAACCAGGCACGGCTTATGTTGAAGGCGTTCGTATGGATTTAGGCGCAGAGCATCATCTTACTGCTAATAGCTTGCCTTGTTCTATTTATGCGGATGTGGTGCATCATTGCACCGTAACGGGCGAATATCAAACCGAAATTAAGTATCTCACCCAATCAAAAGCGGATTATGTAGATACTGCAAACCGCCAACACTATGTGCAAATTCTTGCGGATATTGATAGTCAAGGTAATGTGACAGATCGCCGTTTACTATCTCCGTTTTTAGGCATGAATCCGCTTACATTAGATGACACAACCGAAAACACTAAAGATCAACGGGGTCATACGCACAAGTTACCTATCGCAAGTTTAGTTAAAAAGGGGATTGTAAAATTATTTTCAGGCTATGATTCAGATGCTGAAGATATGGCTGCAACCCCGAAAGCCATTAAAGGCTTAAAAGCATTAATTGATGCAATTACGCGTAATTTGGGTAATTACATTCCAAATAGTAAAAAATCCTCTGCAGCAAATAGCAATAGTGCAGACACCGTCGCAACCAGTGCAGCGGTTAAGACCGCGAATGATAACGCAAATGGCCGCGTGTCAAAATCGGGCGATACGATGACAGGCAATTTGTCATTTAAACAAGGTGATTACAGCGGTATTAGTTTATATAACAATGATGGGTATTACTTGCGATTGGAAGGCAATAATCACGCTAGTAGCTCTATGCTTACCGCAGTATATCGTAAGCCAAACGGCGAAAACGTGGCAGTGGCATTTTTGCCCAAAAGAGATGGCACGATTGCCTACGTTGATCAAGTTGTGAATAAATCTGGCGATACAATGACCGGACAACTTAATGCAAATGGCGGCGTTAATACGTTGGCGCGTGGTGCTGACGGGTTTAATCACCAATGGCAAAATTTAACCGCCCCCTATTTGGTTGATAATGGTAATTCGAATGGTAATAACGCCTATTACCCATTTATTAAAGGGATTAATCGCAATGGCAATACATGGGGAACGGCGTTTTCTTTTGGTTATGAA